GTCAGGCTATGGCGGTCGCGCATGGCTGCTGGCGGTCGAGGCGGGCGGATTGGCGGGGCGCACGTCGATTGCGGTCGATGCCACTGGCTCAGGCACGATGGGCCTGCCTGCATCGGGTTCGTCGGCGATCACGTTCACCGTCGCCGATGCGGCGGGCGAGCTGATCGTCAGCGGCTCGGGTGCAGCCTCGTTCGCGGTGTCGGTGGCGGATGCACTGGCAACGGCATCCATCAACGGCAGCGGCGCGGCATCGTTCACCGTCACGGCGGCACCGGCGCAACTTGGCGCACTGGCAGATGGTGCAGGAATCGCATCATTTACCGTCACCGGCACGCTGATCCCGTACGCCATCGGGCACATGGAAGGCAGCACTGAAGATGCCAGCGTGCTGACGACGCAGAGCATCGCCACAGCGGTCTGGTCTGCACTCGCCGCAGTCAACAACGACGCAGGAACGATGGGCGCGAAACTCAACACGGCCAGCAGCGGCGGCGTGGACTACGCAGCACTTGCCGATGCAGTCGTGGCGGCATTGGAAGCCGCGACAATCCCAGTCAACACCGTGCAGATCAAAGGCCAGACGATCAGCGGATCAGGCAGCCCGTCTGATCCTTGGGGCCCGTAATGGCCTCGGCATGGGGGCTGTCGTTCGGTGCGGCTTGGGCCGATGCCTGGGGCGTTTCGGTATCAGATTCAGGAAGGCCGTCGGTCAAGTATCCGAGGGCTGCAGAGGTTTTTTTAAGGTTTGGCGATTCCGACGAGATTCGATCAGACCAAATCGCGCAGCGGTTCGGCGATTCCGTTCCGGCGCGTGTGTCCGCGTACGCAAAGCGTATCGCTGCACAAACAGGCAAACGACCAAGCGCGACAGCATTTCTGCGCGCTGGTGACTCACGATCAAAAAGGACGCCATGACTACCGCAAGAATACTGACGCAACCCGCGACCGAGCCTGTATCGCTGGCCGATGCGAAAGCGCATTTGGCCGTCACGCATTCGGCAGATGACGCGCTGATCGGTTCGCTGATCAAGTCAGCGCGTCGGCACGTCGAGCACGTCACCGGCTTGCGCCTGATCACGCAGACGTGGGAAGCGGTATTTGACAGGTTCCCCGATGGCCCGCTGCAGCTTGCAGGCTGGCCGCTGCAGTCGGTAACGGCTGTTGAATATCTGGACGAGAACGAAGCCGCGCAGACGTTGGCGAGTTCCGCCTATGTGGTCGATGAATACCGTCGTCCTGGATGGATCAGTCCGGTCGATTCATGGCCCGCCACGCAGGACACCTACAACGCAGTGACCGCGACATTTGTTGTCGGCTACGGCGACGCAGAGGATGTTCCTGACGACATCGTTGCTGCGATCAAGTTGATCGTCGGCGGACTGTACGCGAACCGCGAAAGCCTGAGCGACAAGCCGATTCTGGACAATCCGGCAGTTGACGCGCTGCTGTTTCCGTACCGCGAGATCGGCGTATGAAGGCTGGAACGCTGCGCCACCGCTGCACGATCCAGCAGCGGCAGACTGTAGCAACCGATGCCGTGACCGGCGCGACCGTGGACGGCTGGGCGGCGGTGCTGACCGACGAACCGTGCTCACTTGCGCCGCTGTCGGTGCGCGAGATTGTGTCTGCGCAGTCGATCAATTCGGCTGTGACGGCGCGTGCGGCGATCCGTTATCGCAGTTCGCCAGTGATCGCCGCTGATATGCGACTGATCTGCGACGGCGTGACGTACAACATTCTCGGCGTGCAGCCAGACCCAACGCTGCGCGCTCACCTGACGCTGATGCTTGAGGCCGGAATCAATGACGGTTGAAGTAAAGCTGGACGGGCTTGACGGCATTCTCGACGCGCTGAAGAAACTTGGCAAAGAGGCGAGCAAGCACGGCGGGCCTGCGCGCAAGGCGCTGTTCCAAGGCGCAAAGGTAATACGTGACGCGGCTAGGCAAGGCGCACCGGTTGACACTGGCGCGCTCAAGAAAAACATCGTGGCGGCGCGTGATCGTCGGCCTGAATCGGACGGTGCCTCAGAGCAGTATTTCGTGGGCGTAAAGGGCGGCGCTCGCAAACCGTATGCGAACAGCGCACGCAACCGGCGAAGCGGCAAGGCTGGCGGAACGTATCAGACTCAGGGAAGCACCTACTACTGGCGCTTTCTTGAGTTCGGCACGGCAAAGATGCCGCCTGTCCCGTTCCTTGTTCCTGCCTTTGAGCAAAACAAAGAGGCCGCGCTTGCGGCCATCGTGAAATCGATGCGCGTGGAAGTGGACAAGATCGCAGCGAGGGTCGGCAAATGAGCGTTGTTCCACCTGTCCAAGCTGTGCTGGTTGCCAGTTCCGCGCTGACCACGATCACGCCGCGCATCTACTGGCGGCAAGTCGTTCCTGAGAACGTGACCGCGCCCTATATCACTTGGTCGATTGTTTCGACTACGCCAGAAAACACGCTTGACGTGCCTGCGCCGATTGACTCGCATCGAGTGCAGGTCGATTGCTGGGCACCGTTCGGCAGTGCTGGCGCAACGCAAGTGATCGCAATGGCCGATGCCGTGCGTGCTGCGATGGAAGTCGCGCACCGCTGCCTTGGCATTGTTGCCGACGATCCTGATTACGACGCTCGACTGTGCAGGCTTAGCCAGCACTTTGAGCTTGACATCCCGAACTGACGACGGTCGTCAGACGGTAGAGCAACCCGCGCAAGCGGGTTTTTTTGTGCCTGAAAACCCGCAAGGAACCTGAAACATGACCACTGCAACCAAGAGCATCAACGCTGCACTGTATTTCGTCACTGGCGCAACGGAAGTGACCAAGATCGGCCAGGCAAAGAGCATTTCCGGCATCGGCGGCGCTGGCTCCGACATCGACGTGTCGCACTTTGAATCGGAAGATGACGAGTTCGTCGGTGGCCGCAACCAGACCAGCGACATCACCGTCAACGTCGTTTGGGACGTGGCGACCCATGCCAAGGTCGAGGAATTCTACGCATCCAAGGAAGTGACCAATTTCATGTTGGTCGCGCCTGTTGCATCGACCGGCGCGCTTGCCACTGCGCCGACCGCTACCGGCTCCGCGTTCAGCTCCTACACGACCGCGACCAACGTGAAGTTCTCCGGCTACATCAAGGACTTCAGCATCGACATCGGCGACAACTCTGCATGGATGGGCACTGTGACCATCAAGCGCAGCGGCGCACGCACCGTCACCGCAGCGGCCTAATCCACCGCGCAACGGCTTGAGCTTTTCACGGCTACGGACAATCCGGCGCGCACGCTCTGCGTGTTCGCCGTGCGCATCGTGCGCGCTGGGGCGTCCACCAAGGATCAAACATGGCGAATAAAAACGAGTTTTTGCAAGCACTGGAAGATGCCGATGTATTCGTGTCATCGGCTCCGCACAAGCGCACCGTGAAGCTGGGTAAGAGCACGGTTGACGTGTTCGTGCGCGAACCGATGGACGCTGACATGCTGAGTTTCGTGTCGAGTTTCAGCAAGACGCCTGCCGACCTGTCAGCCGAGCGCATCAAGATCGTTGCGAAGTGCATCGTCAATGCGGACGGCTCGCCAGTGATGACCGTAGAGCAGGCCGCGCTGCTGAAGCCGCGCATGCTGACCGCACTGGTCAACGAGATTCACAGCGTCGGCGCGGATACGAAAGAGGCGCGTGACGAGTTGGGGGAATCTTCGACCGACGATCAGACGACTATTTCTGGCACCTGATCGCGGTAACGCTCGGCGGCAGAACCGTCGCCGAGTGGCGGAAGCGGATGACCAAGCGCGAGTTCAACGCTTGGAAGGAATATCACAAGCGATGGCCGTTTGATGATCTGCACCGCTACCACAAGCCAGCCGCACTGATCGCACTGCGCACCGGCATGGGCGGCAAGTCGAAGTTCTCCGACATGCTCGACGTTCTGCATCCATACAAGCCGCCAGCGCATCCCGATCAGGAATTGATCGACGTTTTTAACCAGATTTGAGGTACACATGGCGCGTTCGCTCGGCACTCTGACAGTCGATCTACTGATGAAAACAGGCCAGTTTGAGACTGACTCAGGCCGAGCTGCGCGCATCGCGGACAAGCGGGCGAAGGAAATCAAAGCCTCGTTTGAAAAGGCTGGCGTCGCCATTGGCGTGGCGCTGGCTGCGGGGGCGACTGCCGCAGGCGTGGCGATCAAGTCAGCGATTGACCGTGCCGACGAATTGAGCAAGGCCGCGCAGAAGATTGGCGTTTCAACTGAGGCGCTTTCCGCGCTGGAATACGCTGCGCGCCTGTCGGATGTGAGTCTGCAACAGCTTTCAACCGGCGTCGGCAAACTGTCGCAGAACATGGTCTCCGCCGTGTCCGGCAACAAGCAACTGTCTGGCGCGTTCGACGCCATAGGCGTGTCTGTCACAGACGCAAACGGGAAACTGCGCGGCGCTGATGATGTGCTGCTAGACCTTGCTGATGTGTTCGGCAATTTGCCAGACGGCGCAGACAAAACCGCGCTGGCGATGCAACTCATGGGCAAGTCGGGGCGCGAAATGATTCCGCTGATCAATGGCGGATCGGAAGCAATCACCGCATTGACCGACGAGGCGCGGACGCTTGGCCTTGTTGTCGGTGCTGAGTTTGGCAAGCAGGCAGAGGAGTTCAACGACGCGCTGACATCGGCGCGTGCTGGTCTTGAGGGTGCCGCAACGACTGTCGCAACGCGGCTCACGCCGACATTGTTGGAAGCCGCTCGCACAATCAATGATCCACAATTCCGCGAAGGTTTCGGCGCGATCATCGAAGGCGCAGCGAAGGCGACGATTGCCGTTGCTGGCCTTGTGTCTGAGATTGGAAACTTGGCGCGGTTTGCCGGTGAAGACTTGGCCGCACGGATCAATGGCACGTCGCCGGATGACGTTGCGCGTCTGCGTGTTGAATATCAGGGACTGTTTGAGGAACTCAACAGGCTAAACGAAGTTGAGCAGGCCGATGTGTTCGGTTCTGGCGTCAGTTCTGAATACAAGCAAGGCATCGTGGACCGCATGGCCGCGATTCAAGAACTGATCAAGCAACAGATCGTCCTGAACGACCTTGGCCGCGAAAGTGCTGAGACTTCGCCAGGCGCAGACGATGCCGACATTTCATCGCTTGAACTCAAGACCGCAAAAACAGAAGACCTGACCGCATCGCTGCGTGAGTATTACAAGCAACTCAGCGATGGCGCTGCGAATGAAAAAGCCGCAACCGAAGCACTGAAAAAGCAGGAAGACGCACTAAGCGATCAGCTCGCTGAATGGGACCGCGCGATTGCCGCTCATGCCGATTTTGTGTCTGCAACCGAAGACCTGCGCGCGGAATTGTCCGGGCCTATGGCCGTCGCGCAACTCAACTATCAGCGTGCGCTTGATGCAGTGAACGAAAGCCTGCGCGCTGGCGACATCACGACGCAGGAAGCGACTGAGCGCCAAGATTTACTTGCCGAGTCGCTCAAGCGCACGACCGACGAGATTGAATCACAGCGCGGACCTGTCGAGCAGATGCTTGAAGACCTGCGTTTTGAAGCGTCGCTGATTGGTCTGACCAACGACCAGCGCGAAAAGGAAATCGCCCTGCGACAACTCGGCGCAGAAG